TTTTTTCATACAAATATTTTTGGCGGTGTTTCAAAGTCCTGACCGCATTTCCGCCAGAGATGCAGACAAGTTTCACACTTATTGACGTATTCGCTTTTCTTCGGGTGATACTGGATAACGGTTTCATCATCATTCCAGAACATTTCCTTAACCTTGCACATTTCCTCCCAAGTGGGAGTTCTCTTTCTCAGACTGACCGAAACGTGTTCCCAGCCGCCACCGAAACTCCACACAACATTCAGCGGATTTTTCGCACCTGCAAGATATATCTGACCTGCTCCGCCGTAAAAGCCTGTCATAAAGACGTTTAATCTTTCATTTCTTAAAATTTCTGCCTGTGATTTCATTTATCCTGCTCCTTTCGCAAAGCCTGAAACTGCCCGTAAGTCATGCCGAGGGTTTTACATCTGGAAACGATTTCATTTATTGAAAGTTTCTTTTCGGTTGGTTTTTTCGGCTTTTTTCTGACCTTTTCGGGCTTTTTGTTTTTGTCATATCCGATTTGATAATATTCGCAGTCATCGGGCAACTTTTCTTTCATATTACTGCAAATCGAGATATTCACACATGATGCACATTTCATTTTTATTCTCCTTTCAGCAGAATGTAATAAGCGATTACTTTGAGCGGTATTCCGTTTGATTTGCAGATCATTTTCAGAAGTGTTGTCAGCAGTGCAATAAGTTTAAGAGGCTTACCGGCAACGTAGTAAAGCGGTTCTTCTTTGCCATCATCTTTTACCACCGCACATTCGCAGTAATAATTATTTTTTTCGCAGTAGTCTTTAAGTTCTTCAAGCATTTTTTTAATGTTTTTCATTTTCATTCTCCTCTCATATTCCGAGCTGTTCGCAAGCCATTTGATAGGCTGTTATCCAAAGATAGACACGGTTATCAACTCGTCTGCCACACCTGTAAAGCCATTCGCAATAATCGGCATCAATTTCAGATATCAATGTTGTTAATCGGTCAGTCGGATAAAATCCGTCATATGATGTTGATTCACTTATTTCGTCAAGTATTTCGTCCCATTCATCATCATCAAATTCCCAGTCGGCAAGCTCATCTTCAACATCTTCAACAACATCTTCATACTTCCATGTGTACAAATCCGTTGCACACTGGATTTTCTGAATGTAATACCATTCGTCCGATATATATCGTCTGACTTTTGCCGGAGTTATCTCATTGTACCATTCTGCAACACTGTTACCCAAGTCACCGTTGATGATGAATGTGCCGTTTTTCTTGTCAATTATAAAATTGACATAGTAGTTACTGCTGCCGTTCTTATTCCTGAAATCAATCATGCAAATGCGGTCATTGTCAACAGCAATTTCAGCCTTATGATTCTCAAAATATTTTTTCATATCTTCCATAGTTATTCCCCTTTCAAAACTCCGTAATAGTAACAATTACTTTCGGATTTTCGCTGTATCTCTTCCATACATAAAGTTCAACAATCTGACTGTCGTCATGGTAGGCGATTCCGTTCAGCGAATCGCAGATTATTTTTGCAATGTTGTCGCTGTCGGGCTTTTTTGTTGGAATCATATACATTCTTTTGGTTTTCCCCGCATTTTTCGGATATGGGAAATGTGCATAAATGATAACCGACAGCGGAACATCTTTCTCAAATGGCTTGAAATCGGGATATTTCTCCCTGAAAGATAATTTTACAAGTTCCTCATAGTCCGCAGTTTTTTCGGGCGTGTAAGCGTGACCGTTACGGGTGAACCGTGGGCGACCCTTGCCGACAGGTTCGCCGTCCACGGTAAATTTAATTTCGGGATATTTAATTTCGGGATATGTCATTTTCTTTTTATTCTCCTTAAAATTCGATTTCACCATCACAGCACTGATATTCATTTTCTTCCTGAGAAGAATAAACTCTTTCAAGTTCATCATCATCACAAACACGGTCAAGCGTGAGATATCCGCAAATCAGACAGTGTGAAAAAATTCTGTCAAAGTTGAAAATATCATCATGCGGAGTTTCACGTTTGCAGCATTCACAATAATCCTTGTACATTAAAAATCACCTGTTTTCTTTGATAAAGGCTTTCATAATCTTTCTTAAATGCCCCTGTAAGCCCCTGAAAGTTTCGGAGTATAATTTCACCTGAATTTATTTTCAAGGGTCATACAGAGCGATTTCAGCGTTATTTTTAATATTCGTCAAGCATTGAAATATTATCGTTGAGAATGTCGGAGAGGTCATAAAGTCTGCCGTTGTATGATTTGAGATTTTTATTTCTCAGAAAGGCAAAAAGCTTGTCAATGCTGTCAATGCAGTTCTGATAATAAACTTCAAAAAGTTCCGAATTATCGGGAGTTTTTGATTTAAAAGAATTTCTGTCTTTTTCAAGTTCGGCTTCTATTCTTTTCTTTTTTTCTTCAAATTCCGCTGATTTCTGTTTTTCCTGCTCCAACTGTTTTTTGAGCCTTTCGACTTCCTCGGAATCGTCCTTGACAGCAACTTCAACGGGACGGTTTTCAAGTTCCTGAATCTGTTTTTCAAGGTTTTCGATTGTGTCATAGGCTTCATCACGTTCCTCCTCAGCATCATAAAGCTGTTGCGTAAGAGTTGCGTTTTCGCTGCATGATTCAAGCCATTCCTTGTGCTTGCTTTCAAATTCTTTTTGCTTGTTTTCGAGTTTTTTACTGAGTTCATTTTTTTCTCTCATAAAATCGGCTTTTTCCGTATCATGTCTTGTTTTCATGCTGTTAATCTGACTTTCACTGTCAGCTTTAAGCCTTTTTATTTCTTCCTGCAACTTCTTGACAGAAGTGCTTTCAAGGTCATTATTCTGGATAATTTCCTGTCTTTCGGGTTCGTCAAGTTTTGCAAGGAGAGCGAGTTTTGTTACTCCGATTTGGTGAATTGATTCACCATTTTCCATATTGGCAATAGCAAGATATTTCTGTGCCATGTGACGCTTGATTCCGAGTTCTGTCTGCGTGTAATCCTCGAAATTCTGATAGCCGAGTTCCTTGTAAAGTTTGCCGTCACGCATTTCTTTCAGACCTTTGCAGACCTCGAAAAGCGATTCCTGAGCCGCCTGAGCATTGGCGCAGATTTTACGGTGAAGTGAAACCGCCCTGCTGTAATTTTCGGTGATGATAATTTCCTGATTCTGTGTGATGACCTGATTTTCCATGATATTTTCCTCCTTATTTGAAATCGTCAAATTTGCGCTTTTGGTGCTTGACATTTTATTCACTTCGCAAGCTCCGTTCATTCCCATGTCAAGGCGCAAATTTTCCTCTTTATTTGAAATCGTCAAATTTTCCTCCTTAAGCCATTGGCATATATATTTTGCCGCCTTGTTCCAAGTCATGAAATACGTTGCTTTTTCGGCATAAACCATTATTTTATCCCTTAAAGCGTCCACAAACAGACCGCCTGAATTTGTGCCTCTGTTGCGGTATTTTTTACGGATAATTTCCGCAAAATCGCCGTAAGCCATTTTCTTAGCCTGCTGCTGTTCCTCATCGGTGATTAATCCCAGAATGGCAGGCATTATTTTTTCAATTTCGGTGATGCCGTCCCATTTGATTTTTTCCATTTTAAGCCTCCTGTTTTCTGAATCTGAAATCCCTTGAATTATCGCTCTGAATGGCTATATTTGTAGATTTTTCCCTGATTCTTCCTGCCGCCGCACCGTCTGACGAATAGTAATCTTTCAGCGGAATTTCGCTTGAAATTATCGTCTTTTTATCGGCATAATAGCGTGCATTGATGATGACATAAGCCTTTTTTATCTCGTTGTAATCCCTGCCGCTGTCCGAATTTTTGAGAAAGTCGTCAATATAGAGAACGTCAGTGTTTCTGATTTCCTGCAAATAATTTTCATACTCGTCATATCTGAATTTCAGCGCATCGAGTTTCTGTGAAATGTCCGTCCAGAGGAGATATTTAACGTTTCTGCCCTGATTCATAAGAGCCTTGCAGACTGCCGTGCAGAGGTGAGTTTTTCCGCAGCCGTGAACTCCCGACATATAAAGCCAGCGTTCCGTCACCTGCTGAGTGTAAATAATTGCGGCTTGCTTTGCGGAGGTCTGCCACGGTTCTTCCGCCCTGAAATTTTCAAAGGATTTTTCAAGGAGATTCCCCAGACCGCTTTTCTGCATGAAAAGGACGGAATTTCTCTTTTTCATGCATTCACATTCCCTTGTGAAGATACTGCCATTTTCCTCGTCAAGATACTCAAAGCACCCTCTGTTAAGGCATTTATTGCAGTTTATACCGTCATTTTCATTGAGGTTTCCGACAGTTCGGTTAAACATATCGCACTGCCATTTCAGATAGTCATTTCCCGAAAAACTCACATTCGGAACGGGGATATTTTTTTCTCTGAGAATGTCAAAAAACACGCTTGTATTCATATCATTTTCCCCCACATTTCTTCGTCATAGTAATCGTCTGATGATGTTCCCATGAAATCTTTTTTCGCTGAGTAGTCATCAAGCCAGCACTCCTGAGAAAACCACGAAGAACCATGCTTTATGTACTGTGTTTCGGTTCTTTCAGCCTTGATTTTGTTGATATAGGCATTGAGACCGCTGAGAATTGTTTCCTTTGAAGTGCCGTTTTTTCTTGCCTTGATATAGGCTTTGAGAGCGTTTTTTCTGCCTTCTTTTCTCGGATAGATATTCCAGACTTCCTGAAATTCATCTTCAAAAGCTTTATCACTCAGCTTTGCTGAGGAAGAATTATTTGTATTTGTTTTTGTATTTGTATTTGTTTTTGTATTAGTTACGTTTGTTAGGCTTTGTATAACACTGTTATCATTTGTTAGATTTTGTTTAACGCTGTTATCGCTTGTTAGGTCTTGTTTAACATTGTTATCCTTTGTTAAGTCCTCATATCTGCTTTTCATGCCTTTTTTTCCTGCTTCGCTGCGCTTTTTTCTGACTTCCTCATAACTTTCAAAGTTCTGGTCGATAACCCTTTTGAGGATACCGAACATGAGCTTTATCGGAAAGCTTGAACATTCTTTTATATTGCCTGTTGCAGCATATTCCATTAAATTTTGAAATAATTCGCCTGCCTGCTGAGTTGTGAACTGGTCGATTTCCTCTTTGTATTCAAGAGGTACGATAAAATATTTTTTGGCGTTTTCCATAGTGAACTTCCTTTCTGCCCTGTGCAGATAAACTTAAAACTTAAAACTTAAAACTTAAACTTAAAACCTGCGGGATAAAATCCCCTTTTGCTATTGCTTTAAAATAATTGTTTTTTCAATGCAAAACTATTGATTATTGAAAAATTTTTCTGAAAAAATTACTTCTCATAACTGGCGTTATCCCTTGTTACCAGTTGACAGCTTCATCAACAGCGTTTCTCTGCTGTTCCTGCGACTGGCGCAAATATATCTGTGTGACCTTCAAATCATTGTGTCCGAGGAGGTCAGCGAGGAGCGAAATGTTGTTGTTTCGTTTCAGAAACTCGATAGCAAAGAAGTGCCTGAAAGCGTGAGGGTGCATGACCTGTTTCGGAATGTCATATTTCTTTGAAAATTTTGTCAGCATTCCCGAATAGCCCCGTGAAGTCAATGGTTTTCCATAGAAATTTACGGCTATCAAGTCATCATCTTTGAAATTTTCAAGGTATTCCGAAAGCTCATCACGGAGCGACTTCGGAAAATATACTGTCCTCATATGGGATTTTGTGTACAGGTCAACTCTGCCCGAAATTACGTCTTTTTTACGGATTTTCAAAGCTTCTGATATTCTCATTCCCGTCCTTGAAATCAGCAGAATATTATAATACCAGCGCAAATTGTCACGTTTCAGACAGTTCATTAATCTCTCATATTGCTGAACGCTTATGACATTCTCGATATAGGTCTTTTTCGGCTCTTTTATCGACTTCAATTTCATGGGTATATCTTTATAGTCGCAGTAACGGAGCATAGCTGTAATGCGTAAATTGACGGTCTTTGGAGAGAATTTTTCAATCATTTTCTGCTTAAAGTCAATTAAATTTTGTTTTGAAACTCTCTTGTAAAGTTCGCTGTATTTCTTGACTGCATAAACATATGCATCAATTGTATTTTCTGCGAGTTCTTCTTCACGCAGATACTTCTCAAATCCTTTCAAATCAATCATATTTGTTCTCCTGTTTTTAGATAAGCAGTCCCATATTTCCGGGAGTGCGGAAAATCCTGCTCCGAGGATAATTTCCCGATGTATACGGCTCTGTAAGCGTGTTTCCCTGCACGACAACAGCATCAATCCCAAGAAGTGACAACTGCACATAGCACATATACACGCCCTTCCAGTCCAAATCCTGAGCGACAACTTTCATGCATTTCTGATAGTTAAATCCCTTGCGTTTCAGAACATCGGCAAAGGCGATAATCATACCGCCTCCGCCGCAGGACGGTTCACTCACGGTCAGCGGATAACTGCCGTCATAATCGTTCGGAATTGAAGTTTCCGCAGTCATAAGCGAAACGTTGTAAGGCGTGAAAAACTGCCCTGTATTCTTGTTTCCGCAGCCTGATTCCATGTAGATTTCACCGAGAATGTCAGAAGTCTTTTCTTCAAAAGATTTTGTAAGCCATGCAAACATAGCCACAAAATTATGCATATCGTCTTTGCTGTATTTTTCAGCAATTTGAATATATCTTTTCTCCCTATCATGCCATGTGCGGCTATGAATAATGCAGAGAGAATTTGCAATCGCCAAAGCCATTAACTCAATCCAGTCACAAAAAATATTATACGGAGACTGACTGCCTGACATTGAATTTATTTTTTTGATTATTTCTTTTTTCACGACCTGCCCCCTCAGAAGAATTTATCATGCTGATATTTCAAATCACTGTCGTCAAGGTCAAGGTAAATTTTTGTTGTCTCTATACTTGCATGACCTAACATTCTTTGGACATCAAGCAGCGACATACCTTTTTTAATCGCAAAAGTCGCTGCTGTTCTGCGGAAACGGTGAGGGTGACAGTTTTTAACTCCTGCGATTTTCCCGATATTTCGGGTCTGAATCTCAATACCTGATTTCTCCCACTTGCCGTCAAAGGTCTTGCTTTCGCCACCGAGAGGGGAAAAAGCATAGACTTTATCGCCTGTGATTTCCCAGTATTCGAGAAGTCGCATTTTGGCAGTCGGTGTAAGAAAAACAGTTCTTTCCTTGCTGCCTTTGCCGAAAACAATTGCAGTCCTCTGTTCGAGGTCAATGTCTTCACGTTTCAGCGTGGAAATTTCCCCGACACGGCAGGCAGTTGACAGCATAAATTCAACAAGTGCAACTGCTCTTTTGCGTTTTTCCTCCCGATGATTTCCGTCAAGCACAAAACACGCATCACGGATTTTAGCGCAGTCAGTTTCAGAAAAGGCTTTTTTCTTGCGTTTTGGAGTGCGGACTTTTTTGATTGATGAACAGATATTTTTGTCGATGTAGCCCTCATCGGAGAGCCAGCGGAAGAAAGTGTTCAAAATTCTGCGTTCATTGTCCATTGTCGCAGGAGCGCACTTTCTTTCAATTTGTCTGCGTGCGAGATAAAAGCGAATATCATCAGAAGTCAGAATATTAAGCGGTTTCGGAATCATTTCAAAAAACTTGTCAATGATTTCTTTATAGTATTTCAGACTTTTGTCAGCCAGTCCTTCAACTTTTTTCGCAACGAAAAACATGGTATAGCCCTTTTTGTCATCATCATAGACGACAAGTTCCGTGTGTTCGGGTTTCGGCTGAAAATCATACTTTCCGATTTCATAAAATACCGCCTGTTTTATCTGTTCCAGTTCGACATCATCAAAGCCGTGAAGATTCTCATAAATTCCGCCCCACAGCGTTCTCAAATCAATCATAATTACCCCCTTGACAAATCCAAAAATATGTACTATAATAGAAATGTTGCACAGGGATAAATGATTGAATAACCGTTGTCAACAGGCGGTTAAGTGAGCGAAGAAATTAATCATTATGCCTGAAAAGACTGCCGATTGAAATGCCTGACCGCTTTTCATTGGCGGTCTTTTTCTTTGCTAGAGCCTTAATCATATTTCTGAGTTCCTGAATTTCCTGCTCCTGAGCCTGAACCTTATCGGCAAGAGTTTCACCGTCCAGAGCGTTGACCTGACCGTCAAGCCTCTGATTGATTTCACGGAGCTTTTTATTTTCCTGAATCAGCAAGTCATTTTTCTGATTCAGGGCTTTTTTGTTACGTCTTGCACGTTTCATTCTTTCCGCAGTCTTTTTGTTTTCCATGATTTTCCTGCATCTGTCACAATACTTTCTGCGTATCATGGAATAGTAGTCCATATCGTTTTCACTGCCGATATATGCGGAACATTCAATGCAGTATAGTAATTTCATGCCGTTTTCGTCAACCCATATCGCAGGATTTTTCAGACCTGTTTCGAGATACGAATGTAACTTTTTATCCATAACATTCACTTCCTTTCATCGTTTCCGTAACCGTTTCCGTAACTACGCAAACGTTCAATTTCATCAGCACATTCAAGCAGGTGAGAGCGTAATCTTGCCTGCTCCTTTTTAATTTCCTCGGCAAAACAATTGTTATCATTATTAATTATAACAGAATAATGATTATCGGGTTTTGAACTGTCAGACCATGACAAATTGATTTCCTGACCGTTATTTTCATCAGCCAACTGCAAATCAAGGAGAAGTCTGTCAATCTGTTTCAGTTTGTTTTTGGTGCTGTTCATATCCTCGATAATTTCACATAACCGAAAGAAATCAACTGCTGTTTCCTGCTCCTGTTCTTCATCATCAGGAGGCTTACTGCCGTGACCGTAGAAGAATCCGACTGCAAATGTCAGAATCAGAAAAATTATGTACCACATCATTCAATCCAGACCTTTTCGGGCAGTTCGGAAATGAGCCTGTCAAATTCCTTTGTGCTTTCGTGCCAGTCGTTGAAATCATCTTCCTCAGCGAGTTTGTAAGCTTTTTCAATATCCTTTATCTGTTGAAGAATCGACATATTATTGTCCCTGAAAATGTCAATTGTTGCTTTCAGATATTCGTATTTCAGCTCCACGTTCTGGAACGAAAGAATAATTCCCATTGTCTGACCTATGAGCGACAGCATTTCAGCCTTTGTTTTCCGCATGATACGCTTTCCGCTTTCGGTAAATGCAAGCCTGCTTTCATAATTTGTAAGATTGAAATAATCTTCCTGAAAGCCGTCATATCCGACTGCATTGAACCTGTTGCCGAGAAGTGCAACGGAACAGTCATTGAAAGCCTTTTCAATGTCTCCGTCAATTTCATCATCATCTCTGCAACTTTTGAAAGTATCAAGAAGTGTTTCCGATAACTGATATGCTTCACTTTCAAGCGAACCGAAAGCCATTTTAAATTCATAGGCTTCTTCCTCGTCACCGTCAAAAGCATTAATCAGCGTTTCGTCATCGTCATAAGCCCAGTGAATATCACCGCAAGCCTCCTGAATTTCGTCAAGCTTGTTTGACATTTCCCAGTAATTCAGCCCTGCAAGCGCAGGTTTCCTCCAACGGAGATTCTGAGAGTGTTCCGCTTTTGTCATCTGTATCACTCACTTTCGATAAATGCCTGACAGTCCCAGTTATCCAGAGTGACATATTTGTAACCGGATACTGCGAGGACTTCTTCAAGCTTTTTGGCTTCTTCCTCTGACTGACAGTAAAATGTGTGTACCTTGTCATCATCACCGAGATAATTGACCCTGTACAGAACACACTTATCATAACTGTCAGCCCTGAAATCACTGGGTTCAAGACCTGTTGCCTCATAGTCACGGAGCTTGCACAAAGCACCATACATATTGCCTGTACAGTCCTTGAAATCAACGCCCTTTACATACCATTCGCCATTCGGCTTTTTAACTGTAAGCATAGATTTTCTCCTTTCAATTATATTCAGCCCATGTTCGGGCATGGCAGCGGTACTTTTTTATAGCGAACCGCCGAATCGCTTACCATTTGTTACAGCAAAGATGATAATACCAGAAGTCAAGCTCTTTCACGTTCTCGCACTTCTCAATAATATCCGTTGCCGAAATATAAATCCTTGCAATATCATACAGCTTATCAACTATGTACATGGCTTTCAGCAGGTCGGAATTTGTGTATGCTTTCATATCAGCACTCCGTATTATCGCACCAAAACACGGTAAATATCATGAAGAATCGCAGCACAGCTATCCCCTGTGATATTAACCTGTTTCCTGTGACCGTTCATATAGATAACCTGAGCATACTCCTGACCGTTTACTGTTGCATAGCTGATATAACTTACATTTTCACGGGAATATTCACGCAGAATATCCCCCAGAGCCTCAATAAATTCACGTTTCTTTTCCATTTCAAAAACCTCTTTCTGCGTTTGCGTAGTTACGAAAACGGTTACGCAAACGTTATTCATCTGTGGCATTTTCACAGAGTTTTACAAAGTCAGACCTTATGAGCGTTTCTTTGTATTCATCAATAATTTTCGGCATTTCGTGCGTATAGACCGCCCTGCCTGCAACCTCCGACACATACTCATAAAAATATTTTAAGTCATCACCTGTAAGCGTTACAACGTCCGTGTATGCCATTATTATGGCGAGTTCACGTTTTGTCATGGCTGTTTCTCCTTTGCTTTCTCTTTTCGAGCCATTCCTGATACTTTTTTTCAGCATCAGGCTGAGAAAAGACATATTCCACAATATCGGCGAAAGATTTAGCCTTTAACGGACTGATTTCGCCCTGATTTTCAGCGACTATAACTTTCATATTTTCAATTTTCATTTCTGTTCCTCCTGCTGCTTACGTCCTGCGAGTTCGTCAAGACTTACATTAAGATAATCGGCTATTGCTGCGGCAAGGTCAAGCGATATGGGTTTTGTGCCTGCCTCGACACGGGCAATAAAAGACCTCGAAACACCTATCGTTTCAGCAAGTTCCTGCTGAGTTATGTTTTTTTCTGTTCTTTTTTCCTGAATACAATTCAAAAAATCATTCCTTTCTGTTGACTTTGGTAACAATTTATGTTATAATGATAGCGAGAATAGATTTTTTGTATATATTTGCATTTCTTTTTGTTACCATAGTTACATTATAATTCGATTTTTTCTTATTGTCAATAGAATTTATCGAATTAATTGTAATTTTTCGATTTTTTGTAATGAATTACAAATTTTTTACAGTGTTTTTGTAAGTTGTTCACAAGAAAGGAGTAATTTTATGAATACAGTTGAAAAAATACTTTTTTTGCTTCGTGAAAGAGGTATTGAACAGAAACAATTTGCTATTGATATAGGTGTATCACAACAGGCAGTCAGTGAGTGGAAAAGTGGGAAAACACAGTCTTACAGAAAACACATAGATAAAATAGCTGACTACTTTAATGTTTCAACTGATTATCTGCTCGCTGAAGATTACAGCTCTCCAAATAATTATAGCAATAATAACCTTTCGCACAGTAAAAATGTTGCTTTTGGAGAAAATTCTACTGTAAATGAATCTGACATAATCATGTCAAAATTTATTCAGGAGTTTAAACAGCTTGAATTTGCTGATATGGTTAAAGCTATGAACTATGTTGTTGAACTAAAAAATAAGGAGATAAAATTATGAAACAAAGCAAGCAAAAAGGCAGTAAGCGTTCAAAAAATTCTCCTCAGAATAATAAAAGCAAACAAAATATTCCGATTGAAGGTAAAGGCTGTTTTCTTGTAGTTATTGGTGTAATAGCCTTTGCATACGCATTGTCTACATATCCGAAAGTATTTTTTACAATTGTTATTATTATGGGAGTGATTTTTGGCTTAATCTTCTATCCGAAGTATGCCAAAAAGAAAAAAGCAGAAAAGGAAAATCAAAATGAAAAAGAGCGTCGCATAAGAGAGTATCAGGAGTTTGTTGATGAGCGAATAAATTTATTCAAATCTGAAGTAGATGCCTTGCCGTTTTTTGAAATAATTCCATCTGGTGAAAAACATGACCGAAACAAAGTAATATATATTGAAACAAAAAATCTAACAAAAGCGACTAACTATGCAAAGATATGTGATTTTGTTGCAGTAAGCGTTGAAACAACCGGATTAAAGGTATCGGGAAATGATATTATTAGACTTTCAGCCGTGAAGTACAATCGTTTTAAAGCTGTTCAAGTTTTTGATACATATGTAAAGCCAAGGAAGAGTATTCCTGCCGATGCAACAGCAGTAAACGGAATTACAGATGAAATGGTCGAAAATGCTCCGTATTTTTATCAAATTATCAATTCTTTCAATGAATTTATAGGAAATATGCCACTTGTCGCTCATAATGCAGGAGTTTTTCATATGAAACATCTTTATGTAAACGGTCTTGACTCAATAGCAAAAAAGACAATCTATTGTACTCTTGAATTGAGTAAATACTTGATGAAAGACGAATATAGTTATAGTCTGGAACATCTTTGTAAATCAGCAAATATTTATATGGTTGATACTAACTCAATTTATAAAAGTTTTGCCACAGGAGAGCTTTTCAAAAAACTTTTTGCGTATCGTAACAATATATCAATGGAAGATTTAAATTCGATGTTTGTTGGATAATAAAAAACCGCCCCACGCAAGAGCGCAGGGCGGAATTTCAGGAGAACAAATATTGGATTAATCTATCAAAATTATTATATCACAATATAAAATAAAAGTCAAGAAAAAGCCGTCCGATTTTGCATAAATCAGGCGGCTTTCCCGAAAGGAAGTACAATATGTCAATCCAACAGTATAGTAATATTTTATCATAAATCAAATAAAAAGTCAAGGAAAGTCCGCTGAAAAAAGCGGATTTTTTTATTGACAAATATATTTTTCTGTATTATAGTAAATATAGAAACCGTCCTGCAATCAGGTCACAGGACGGAATAATTGGGGGAATGTGTTATATCCAACAATGATATTATAACAGATTCTTCCCATAATGTCAAGGAGGAATTTCATGAAAAAATGTGTATTTTACGGGCGTTACAGTTCTGTCATGCAGAATGAGCAGAGCATTGAGGGTCAGCTTCACGTTTGCAGGCAGTACGCACAGCAGAACGGACTTGAAATCATCGGCGAATATATCGACAGAGCTTTCAGCGGAACGACTGACAAACGCCCTGAATTTCAGCGAATGATTAACGACAGCGAAAAGGGAGAATTTGAGACAGTGCTTGTCTATAAGCTTGACAGGTTTGCCCGAAACCGCTATTATTCCACGCTTTACAAGAAAAAGCTGAGAGACAACGGCGTGCAGGTCGTTTCAGCAACAGAACAGTTCACAGATACGCCAGAGGGAATTTTAATGGAATCAATCATTGAAGGCTTTGATGAGTTCTACTCTGCGGAGCTGGGCAGGAAGTTACAGCGAGGACGGGAAATGTCATTCCGAAAGGGAAAATTTGTCGGTAAAATGCCGCCTTACGGTTACAAGCTGATTGATGACAGACTTGCCGTTGACGAGCTGACTGCACCGATAGTCCGTGAAATTTTTGAGCGTTACGCAAACGGTGAAAAGCAGGCTCAGATAATTACTGATTTGAATAACAGAAAAATACCAAACAGTACAGGAAACAAATGGATAAAAGGAAATCTGTCATATATGTTCAAAAATAAAATATACATCGGCAAATACACGCATGGAAAAATACCGCTTGAAATGCCTTGTCCTGCGATTATTTCCGAGGAACTTTTTGAAAAGGTCCAGAAAGCAAAGTCTGAATCGCTTCACCGTGCAAGAGAATCAAAAACAGGATTTGACTACATTCTCACGGGACATATGACCTGTGCAAAATGTGGAGCTGCTGTCTGCGGTGTTAGTATGGGGCATGGAAAATATCATTATTATCAATGTCATAAACATTGTGGACACCGACTGCCTGCGGAACAGTTGCAGGAACGTGTACTGTCTGCAATAGGTGAATATCTGACCGATGACAAACTCGAAGAACTTGCGGAGGCAGCATATGCAGAATACTCAAAAAACGACTGGAATACCGAACGTGAACTTCTTGAAAGAGAGTATGAAGAAACTGACAAAAAACTTAAAAATGCGATAAATGCAATTCTTAACGGTGTTGACAGTCAGATGCTGAAAGATACTGTTGAACAGCTTGAAACCCGAAAAAACGAGCTTTTTGTACAAATGAATGAAGTATCTGCACCTGCTCCGAAATTCAGTGCAGAACAGTTCAGATTTTCGCTTGAATATATAATTGAAACTGCTCACAGCAAAAGTCTGAAAAAGATAATAGATGCTTTTGTGAACCGCATTATAATTGATGATGATAAAGTAATAATCTGTATAAATCTTACTGATAAAGACTGTCTGCCTCCACTTGAACAGATTATGTTTAGTGTTAAAGAATATTCATATAGTGCAACACAAAACATAATTTATATGAATAACTGGATACTGATAGTAGCATAAAAAACCTCCGACAGGGAGAATCTTTTCCCTGTCGGAGGTTTGCTGTATCACATTAAATTTCTTCGAGAGTAACCTTATATTTCTTGCCATTCAGTGAGAGTTCGCCAATCTGAGGAGCAGGCTTTTCCTGAACGGGAGCAGGAGCAGGATTTTCAGGCTTTTTAAAGCCGTTAAGCCCTGCATTTTTGATTATAGTAGGATAATCCATGTAAGCTTCATCAAGGTCAACATCTGCTTTAATTCCGTCTATTTTTCCTGTTGAGGACTTCTGCCATATGCCGTATGAGGCAACGCAAGAGGGCTTGCCGATATAGTTTGCTACCCATTTGTCAAATTTTGAAAGTCTGGATAAATCAAGTCTTTCAACAAATCCTGAAACATCAGATGCATAAATTCCGCAGTAGTATCCTGCATTTTCCATAGTTTCACAGAATCCAATGCAAGCCTCTGTTGCGCCTGATTTTGCGGAAGGGCTTGTTGCTTCGAGGTCTATGTATACAGGATATTCAAAAGTTTTCCCCTTGATGATTTCAAGGAATCGTTTTGCATCTGCGATACCGTCAGCCTTTGAAGTACAGCCTGAACCTACAAAATAATAAGCTCCGACAGGCATACCGACAGCCTTTGCATTTGTGTAATTCTTTTCAAATTTGCTGTCCTTGTAGAATCCTGCATCTGAACCGCCTGCCTTGATTATGGCAAATGTGATTCCTGAATTTCTGACAGCTTTCCAGTCAATATCTCCCTGATAAACTGAAACATCAATACCGTTTTTCATGAAAAATCTCCTTTCGTTTATGCGTTTTCGAGAGCGGTTATTCTCGCCACAAGTTCATCATAACTCGGACGATAAGGCACATATTTCTGCGATATGTCCCATGCAGCTTTTGAACACAGCATCATTCTTATAGTCGCACTTCCTGAACCTGCTGTTGCGGAGTTGTTTATGTTCGGGGAAATCTTTATTCTGTTGTATTGTGTATTAATGTCAAGAGTATAAACTCCTGTCTCTGTAATCCGTTCAGTTCTCGGAAGTACCTCCAACTCAGCACCGTCATCATCTACCGCACTGGTAAAGCATCTGAAAGTTACATTTGATACATCGGCTTCATCGGCATATAACAACAGCTTGTAATCTTCATTCGGCGTTACATAAACATGATATGCAGTTGTAGCCCATGTTGCATTACTACACGATATAACAGCACTTCCGTTAGTGCCGCTTACTATTGTAACACGTTGCTGTCCTGACGGATTCTGTGCATCTATAAGGTTTTTCTGTCCGCTGTCGATAAGTCCGATTAATGCGCTGTTATTTTTTTCTATCTGTGATACTTTTGAGCTGTCAATGCCGCTGTTTACTGCTGTAAGCTGCGCTGATGTAAGAGCGGATTGCTTTGCTGTCCATGTTGTCTTTTCGGCAGATGTGACAAATTTATTATTTTGATTTGTGTCGCTTATCAAGTCTGAATCAAGCTTGTTTGATGATGTAATTTCGGACTGCAAGCCCGATACCAAATCGGCAACGGAAAATTCAACGGTATTGCCGTTTTTCAGCGTGAGAATTACTTTCTTTGTTGTATTGTCGTATGTACCGTTTACTACCATTGTTTCAAGCGGTAAGTCAATTGTCTGCGGTGTTCCGAGGGTTTCACCGTCTTTATTTATGAGAAATGCGCTGATAACGTATGTATCGGAATTTAATGTCATTGAAATTGCTGTCGCATATGCGGAAGTATCAATATCGCCCTTGATATCCTCCTGAATCTGATGTATTGTTTCGTCAAGAATATCGGAGTTGTAATTCAAGTCCGCAACGTTCACAAAATCCGAATTTTCGGGCTTTTTAAGATGTAAATTTGTAGTTTCAGTCATTGATTTCACCCCATTTGTATTCTGAAATTTCGCCCCATTTGAATGAATTTGCACCGTTCCAGTGTTTCAGTGTTTTGAGATTTGCCTTTCTGATTTCCTCCTGTAAAGCCTGCGCCTGCAAATCAGTCGGAGAATTTCCGCTTGTCGTAATTCCACGATAAGGATTGAATCCGCCTATATACTTTGTGCTGTCTCCAAGAGTTATTGACAGGATTTCAAGGCTGAGTTCATCACGTTCGATTTCAATGACTTTCTGTACCGTTTCAACGTCCAGAGGTTCGCAGTATACAGTGCCTTTGTCACCGAGCTTTATATCATGAAGATTCTGAAAATCCTTGTATCGTGGGTCGTCCTTGATGTTCGCCATTTTAATTTTATAGGTATATTTCGGATATGCGACAGAATCAAAATAACTTTTCCTGATTTCGTCTGAAAGCGGAGTGTTGAACTTGACTGCTCGGACAACAGGAGAAGGAACTGAATAAGTTGTAGTTGTATCATTCCATAGCCAGCTTCCGCTCCAGTTGCCGTTCATGTCAATAAATTCAAGTCTTGTCATGAAATCAGTATAGTCAATTGAAAATTCTATTTCCTGCAAATCAAAGGAATACCGCAGAGAAAAGGCATTGTCACGGGCATTTTCCATGCGCTTGTTAATGCTGAAATAGAAATTATTGCGGTAAAGTTCACCGCCGAAAAGATTCACAAAGCACTTGCTGTCACCGATGAGCGCAGCAGTCAGGGTCGTATTCGTGAATCCGTCAAATTCAGTTGTGTTATCGTCCGAAAGGTCCGTGCTGTACTCAAAATCATAGATATTAAAAGCCTTATAAGCTTCGGGATTTGCGGCTCTCTCCGATGCAATAACTCCGTTGTGCATGACCCATGAAAGGAATTTCTGCGGATACCAGCCGCCCCTGTTTTCTTCGGGAATCTCTTTCAGAAGGATAATATCACGGGATAAGTCGTAGAAAAGCTGATTTGCGGTCACAGTTACGGTTCGTTCGGAGGAATTTATTTTCGGCTGATTCGTGTCAATTCTGAAAAGCTGACCGTTAGCCTTTATGATATTCTGCGGAATCAGATACCGCCATTTTCCCCAGTCATCAAGAGGGTGAACGAGCGTAATATCCCACCGCCCATTTTCAGCTTGAAATGAATGACATGAAATCGGATCAAGAACTGCAAGACCGTTGTGCTGAAATCCGTCTTGTTTTTCCCACATGGAATAGACTTTTATTTTCCGTTCGGGCGGCATTGACCACATATCAAATCCATGCACATCGGGAAGAAGTTCATGCCACGGCAAACCACCGTTCATTATTTTGTCAATCCGCCATAAAGCTTTCGGAATTGGTCTTATTATCGGATTTTCACGGGTTTCGGGAACAGATTCGTTATAAAGATTCCCGTTCTCATCATGTTCCCACGGCTGATATTCATAATATCCTGAATACTGCGGAGGTGCAACTGCATAAAGTGAACTTGCATCGTAATCCACGGCAGTACCGTCAGAAGGCAGTTTTTCAATAAGCCGTTCATAATAATAATTGTGTATTTCGATTTTGCAATAGACCGCACCAATTAAAACCGCTGTCGTCATGTCAATTGTATACTCAGGAGTGTCAGTACAGTTTGCAATATAAATATTGCTTATTTCGTTGTCAAATTCATCATAGAAAACAGCCTTTGCAACCAAACGGACAGCACTTACCGCAGTATTTTTGTATTTTCCTATAACATGACCGTCACCGTCATGGATTACATCACCGTGTTCATCTCTGTCAGCTGTAAAATGGCATATGTATACCTGACCCATGCTGAAATGCAAATTGATTATGCCATGAGGGAGTCTTGTGGTTTCAACGGGCTGAGGAAGTTGAATGTAAGCAGTTGAAATATGCGTACCGCTGAACGGGTCACTTATAGAACCACGGGTAAAAGATGCAATATCAAAATATATTCTTTTCATAAATCACCTGTAACACGGAAATCCGACAGAATAGAGATACTCCGCATTTTTAAGCTGTTCAGAAGTGCAGCCGACAAAAGTACCATACCCCTGTGTATCAGGCGATAAATCTCTGTTGAATACTGATACTCCTGCGCCTGTATACTGCATCGGAGCATTTGCCTGCACTCTGTACACATTATATCCACTCAGATTACCGCCTGAAAGGATTGAGCCTGTCATGTCGGAAACGTTTATTTTACCGTCAAAAAGCGAGTTCAGAGCATAATTAACAGTGCTTTCGTTTGAATTGAAAATTACTGCATTGCGTGAATTTATGACAAATCTGACGTTGCAGTTTTTCAGGAATCCTGCGTTGAAAAGGCTGAAAATTCCCGATGTACAGGAACATTCAAGACTGAAAGAACACTGTTCAAACTGTAAAGTCCTGTAATTCGCAGAATAGAAAACCACAGCTTTTTTTGTACTGTATATGCCGTAATTTACTTTTCCGTAGAATTTGCAGTTTGTTATTTTTATTGCAGAACTGCCTGCATCAGTATACAAAAATCCTGCATTTTCCGATGATGAAGAACTGGTAGCCTGCTGATAGAAATTTTCAAAGCTGAGATTCTGCCATGATGTGCCGTTGAGAATGTAAACTGCTCTGAGCGACTTTGAATAAAAATTCTTGAATATACAGCCGTTAAAGTTTATCTGTCCTGAAAGATTCACCTGAGAATCAAAACCAAGCGGCTGAATTTCATTGAAATCAAAAATCTGATTTCCTGACATTCTGATATGCACACTTTTTGCCGTTGATACGCTGATAAGTTCTTCCCATGTATCGCAGATATAGGGGTCATTTTCCGTTCCTGAGCCTGTCATAAAAATCACCTCATTTTTTCAGCTTTTCAATAATTTTTCTGACCCATGCGGAAGTATCGGGATTGATTTCGGCATAGTTTTCAAAAATCGAAATCACTTCCATTATTGCGATATATCCAAAAACGATTATTGCCGTAACTGAGCCTGTAATATTTGCAAGCGTCTGACTGTCATAATATTTTCCGAGGTATCGGATACCGATTTCCAGACCGCATGAAACGGTCATCACAATCATTTCAGTGAGCTTGTTCAGACCGCCTTTTCTCATTTTGGTGCTGTTCAAATCTCCCGAAATATAGGCTTTAATCAAGCCCGTCACAAAATCCGATGCCGCAAGTCCGAGGATTATTGTTATCATTATGATGTACTGCAATTTTTTGAAATTCCCCTTTTTAAACAAATCTTTCCCGCACATTGATTTCAGCATTCTGTGCGTTGCCATTGTGCGATATGTAATTCAGCCCCGTGTGAAGTCGTGGATAATCGTTGAAAGTATGGTCGTTAATCGCCCATTTTGCGCCTGTATAACCTATAAAATAGGTGATATGCACTTCGCTGTCAATCACAACAGTTCTGTTGCCGATAATTCCGCCGCCGTCAATTGATGCAAGGTTTTTTAAAATAAAATCCGCACCGTTCACCGTTACAATAACTTCATCATCAGTCGGAATGAAACTGATTTCGGGATATGAAAAAATCGTGCCGTTATTCGGAACTTCAACGGTTTCAGCCGAAAATTCAACCACTGTCGGCATGACTGCATATGCGAAAGGCTGACAGATAAAAGTGATTTCCAGTTCGCCGAACCGAGGAGAAAGATAATTTGAGGAAACTGTTACATTCTGCACATAATAGCATTTATCAGGTTCGGAGCTGAAAGAAAGTGAGCCGCTTGTATTATCGAGCCATGCATAAATCTGACGGATATTTTCACGAGATTTAAGACCGAGAGTTACAGTTATCTGGATTTCATCACGATTATTTACATCCGGATAAAACTTCACGGGAGAATCGGGAACGGTAACAGGAGAAAGATTTTTTTGTGATTTATTTACAAAAGGCGGACGTTTCAGAAGTCCGAAAGTTCGTGAATCAATACTATTATAAATAAAATAACTCATTCTTCATAAACTCCTATTCCTGCAAGATTTTTCTGAGTTTCTCTTGCTATGCCCTGAGCGATAGTGCGGATATCAGTATCATTATTGATATTTGCATTGATACTGACATTTACGGGTGCATAAACAGTTCTGTTATCATAGTTGCTTGTGTTGTAATTGTTCTGACTGCTGCGGAAAATTTCACCTGCCTGCATAAACGGCAAACTCATATCCTGAGCAGGGATTTCGGGGAGTTCCTGAAAAATACCTTTGATTTTTGCAGTTATTTCAGGAATTTCAGGGGGCTGAATTTTTTCAAAAGCCGTTTTTATTTTTGCCGTAATATCGGGAATTTCGGGAGTTTCAAGCTTATCGGAAACGGTTCTGATTTTCCTTGTAAGGTCAGGAATTTCGGGAGTTTCAAGCTTATCGGAAACGGTTCTGATTTTCCTTGTAAGATCAGGAATTTCAGGAGTTTCAAGCTTATCAGAAACGGTTCTGATTTTCCTTGTAAGATCAGGAATTTCAGGAGTTTCAAGTTTATCGGAAACAGTTCTGATTTTCCTTGTAATATCAGGAATTTCGGGAAGTTCAATATTTTCCGCAGAGATACTTATTTCCGCCTTTAAATCGTCCTGTAAGCCTTCAAAACTGATTTCAGGTGTAATTATACTGTTGTCATTCAGACCGCCTATAATTTCGGCTGTATCGCTGATTGTGTGCTGTAACTCGGACTGTTTTGAAGTTATGCCGTGAATGAGGTTGTCCATCATATCGGGCATCCACTTGTCATCATCTTTCAGCAGACCTTTTTCAGGTGTGGAGTGATGCAGCAGGTCATAAATAAATTCACCGAACTCCTCCCATGTGTCCGTCCACTCGTCCCATTTAGATTTCAGACCGCCTATAAAGTTGTCAATGATATCACTGCCCCAGCTCCAAGCAATATCAATGAGACCCGAAAATGTATTTTTGATATTTTCGATTCCGTCAAGCCATTCATTGACCTTATCGGAAAAGTAATTTACTGCGGTATTTACAGCAGTTTTTATGACTTCAAAACCGATTGTAAATTTACTTTTAAGGCTTTCAAAGTCATCTTTAACGGTTCTGAAACAGTCGGATACAAAGGCTTTAAAATTATCAAATTTTTCCTTTGTTTCGTTGATTTTATTTTTTACAGCGGCAACGACATCAGCAACAACTTCTCCTACACCCTGCCAGAAATTATTCCATGATTCACCAAGAGCAGTTGTATTGAAGAAGTCGTTAATATCTTCTTCGGCATTTAAAAGGCTGTCGCTTATATCCTCTGCACCCGAAATCCAGTTATCACCGAAATTCTCAAAATCAAGCCAGTAACCGTCCCAGTCAACACCGCTGAAAGTATCTGACAATCCCTGAAAAGCCCCTGAAATCAGGTCAATTGTGCCTGCAACAATGTCTCCCGTATAGCCAAGCAAAGGCTGTAAAAATTCTTCCCAGACCGCAAGTGCAGGAGTTTTCAGGAAATCAAGCGCACCGCTTAAAAGGTCAACTGCTGCGGCTAATCCGTCAAAAAGGTTCGGGAGAATGTCATTTCCTGCCCATTCGATAAACGGAGCGAGAACATTTTCCGAAAGCCATTCAAACAGACCGCCTATTTTTTCGATTATCGGGGTAAGACTGTCAAGAATATTGCCGAAAGATTCTGATAATCTGCTGAAATCAATGTTTTCAAATGCTCCGAAAATATTTGAAAAGCCTTTTGTGATATTCGCAGTAACAGTTTTAAATGCCGAATTATCGCCAGAAAATCCGCTTGTAAGATTGACAATAAATTCTTTTCCGACATTTTTGAATCTGTCAATATTTTCCTTTGAAGTGAGAGTTTTTATTAATCTTGAAATAATCTGCGGAATTTTCGGGATAAGCTGACCTGCAGCAACTGCGAGGGCTTCCCCGATATTCGCAAAAAATTCAAGCGATTTATCGAACATTCGTGGGGCACTCAGCATAAAATTGTCAGAAAAATTACCTATTATAACAGGCAAATATTTTATAAGTTTTTCAGTGACTTCATTTAAACCGTCAAAAATGCCATTGAATAAAGTTACTGCACCGAATGTAAGTTGAGCTGAAAATTTCGGCAGCATATCCACAAAGTCAAGTACAAGTGTTTTCGTGCCTGTAATCAGCGCAGGAATAATTTTCTGAGTAATCAGCGGCATAGCAGAAACAAGCATTTCCGCACCTGTCATAATGATTTTGTTAAACGGTCCGATAATCTGAGGAGCGATTCTTGAAAAATTCTTTTCGATTTCGGTAAGATTTTTATTGAAAATCTCCTTTAATTTGTCGAGTGCAGAATGTATGCCGCTTTCATTGAAAGAATCAATAATTTTATTGCCGTCCTGCACTATACCTCTCAGATTGACGGAAATTTCGTCATAAATTTTCTTTCCTGCGCCTTCGAGAGCTGATTTGAAAAGCGTAATATCGCCTGCTAAATTGTCAAGGCGGATTTTTGACATTTCTTCCGCTGCACCGTCACAGTCATGGATAGCTTCTGTAAGCTTCATGAAATCCTCATCGGAAGAATTGACAATTGCAAGCAGTCCCGACATACCTCGCTGTCCTGCGATAGTGCTTGCATACTGCGCCTTTTCGACTTCGGAAAGATTTGCGAAACCTGCACGCATACTGTCAAGAGTTTCACGGAAAGACTTCATCGTTCCGTCCTCATTTGTGAGGGCGATTCCGAGAGTTGCCATAGCTTCTGCGACATCATCTGTCGGAGTTGCAAGGTTTGTGATGATGTTTCGGAGCGCAGTACCTGACATTGAGCCTTTTATGCCTGCATTTGCCATAAGTCCGATAGCTGCGGACATATCCTCAATCGAATATCCGAGCGCACCTGCGAGAGGAGCGACATACTGAAATGTTTCGCCCATCATGCCGACATTGGTATTTGCATTGGAGGCTGTTTTTGCGAGGACGTTTGCGAAATATTCCGACTGATCGGCAGACATTCCGAAAGCGGTCATTGAATCCGTGACAATATCCGAAACTGTCGCAAGTTCCTCACCGCTTGCCTGAGCGAGATATACAATTCCCTGCAAGCCGTTTTCCATGTCCTGAGTTTTCCAGCCTGCCATAGCCATATATTCAAGGGCTTTAGCGGATTCTGTTGCTGAAAATGAAGTAGTTGCGCCCATTTCCGAGGCTTTTGCGGACAGTCTTTCGAGTTCCTCACCTGTTGCGCCTGAAATTGATGCAACGGTAGACATCTGAGCCTCAAAGTCAGAGCCTACCGAAAAGGCGAATTTTCCGATAGTTTCAGCGGCTTTTGCGAATGTTTTTGCATACGTTTCAACGGCTTTCAGACCTGCTTTAAAGCCTGTTTCAGTGACTTCAACAAAAGCCTTTGCAGATGTTTCAGCGGCTTTAAAGCTTAATTCTGCGGCTTTTTTCGTCAAATCACCGATTTTCTCACCGAGGGACTTAAAAGCATCGCCAAGTTTTTGTAAAGCACTTATTTCTCCGTTCTGAGTGCGTTCAAAGCGTTCAAGTGCCTGATTGCTTGATGCAAGTGCAGATTCAGCATATGCAAGCTGTTTTCTGTAATCGTCATACTGATTTCCTGCGGATTGTACGGCTGCTGCGGCTTTAATGACTTCTTTTTCAGCTTCTTTTGCGGCTTTTGAATTTTCGCCTTGTGCAGCGGCTGTTTCCTCGTATTTCCTCTGAGCATCAGCAAGTTTTTGTTTTGCGGCTTCAAAAGTCTCGTTGGAACGTTCAACTGCCTCTTTAAGCCCGTCAACTTTACTTTGATTTGCGGCAACCTGAGCAGCGAGATTTTCATGAAGTTTTGTGATAGTTTCAATGCTTTTGTCACCTGCATCAAAGGCTGTCATAAGGGTTTTATATTCCGATTTCAGGACGGACAATTCGCTGTTTACAGACTTTAAACCTTGCTTGAACTGCTTTTCACCGTCAAGGGATAAACGTGTTTTTAATACTCGTTCCGACATTTTTTCACCGTCCTAAAATATAGATGCAATTATTTTTTTGATTTTCTGTAATTCTGCAAAACCCACATATCCATGATTTCGCCGTAGGTATGCAGGAGAATTTCCTTGTAATTCATACCGACGGCAAAACCGCAGGACTTTATTTCAGACAAAAGATTCCGTTCTTTCAGCCTTTTTTTTCGCTTTCAGTTTCGAGCAAATCGGGGTCAGTTTCTTCACCGTCAGGGGCTTTAAAGCTTACACTTTCGCCGATACACTTAAAAACGTTTTCGGCTGCTTTAAGTGCTTCCGCAGGAGTGATAATGCACATAAGGTCATCATATTCAATAAACGGCTTTTTTTCGCCATTTGCAAGACCGAGGACAATTTCTGCATTATGCCTGAAAACTGCGCCATTAATCAGAATTGTGATGACGTTGCAGAGTTTTTTGAATTTCTCGCTGTCAGTTCCGGAATCGTTAAGCCATTCACCGATATTTGAAAGGTTATCGCAGATTTTTTCGAGTTCGGTCATTGCTTTTGTATTGTAGCAGATTTCAAACTCAGTTCCTCCGATTTCAACAGTATATTTTTTCACGGAAATCAACCTCCTGCACTTGAATTTTCTGTATAATTGAGTTTCCCGAAAAGCCATGTACGGCAGGCGGCTTCGGTGCTGAAAATGGCAGTTTCCTCATAATTTCCGTCAAAATCGGGAAGTGCCATAATACGACCTGTAATTGAAGGTGTCTGCCACTCGATATTTTCGCCTTTGGTGTTGGAATTTTCGGACGGGAGCTGAAACTGTATCTTGTAAAAGAGCGTAGCTTCATACATAAGCACACCGTTTAATTTTTTGGTCTTGTAATATCCAAGACCGAGATAAGGAGCGACATCGCCTGATTTTTTACGCAGAACCTTTATAGTATTTGGACTTTCGCCCTCCTCGATGATAGTATGACCGAGCAGCGATGCCTGAATTTCAAGGCTGTCGGTGCTGTCCGTTCCGAAATCGGTGACATTGAGTTCCAGAGTGCCGTTTGAAAAACTTGTATCCATTTCGGCAATAGCGTCATCACCATAAAGGGGATTATCGTTTGAAGTGATATTTTTGTTTGCGGCAACAGCACGACCGATTATAAAACCTGTGCCATATGTAGGAGCTGCGCCCGAATTTTCCGCTGTAATAGGAGCGGCAACGGGGCATTTAAGACCGATTTTTGCCATAGTTTAAAGACCTCTTTTCTTTAATTCTTCGTCATAGACTTTCATTTCTGCATCATAGACCTTTTGGTCAAGTTCCTGATAGATTTTTGATATAAACTCATCGCCTGCGATTTTTTCTGTTTTACTTGTTCCGTAATTTAAAATATAGGCTTTATGAGCATTTCTCACACCGTTTTTATCTTTGCCCTGCGGATAAACTTCACGGGCATTAGGATTTTTTTTCGGGATTTTTGCGGCAACGCTGTCATGCATTGAGCCTGTTTCAATGTGTCCTGCATCTGTGATAGCCTTTTTCCATTCGTCAACGGTCACTTCCGCACCTGCATCAAGCATATCCTGTACAAGTTCACCGTCAACACTTTTTGCAAGATTATATAAATCATCTGATAATTTAAGAAGTCCGTCAATTTTAAAGCCCATTAAATCACCTCATTTAGAATGGTGGACAATTTGCGCCCAAACACCTTTTTTAAATAATTTCGCAAAGAATCGCAGTATGAAAATATTCCGTATCGGGTTCATAGTCGAGATTTACGTCACAGACAGCGATTTCGTCATTAAGACTGAGAATATTTATGATATTATCGGGAATTTCTGAAAATTCTGTCTTTGTGAAGAAATCAATTTTTATGTAAACACCTTTCTGAATGACCTGATTATCAGCATGAAAGCATTTCATACCGACTTCTTTCCAGACGATATACTCAGACTGTTTTGAAGATTCTGCGTGATACACATACTGATGAACGGTCAGGAGAATATCACGGAACTGCTGTACTGTCATATACTCCTCCTGTCAGGTAAAATTTTCCTGAATTTTTGATAAGCTGAAACGGCTTGCAGGCGGTTTCGTGTCGGAAACGTGCTGAACCTGTTCAATTCTGTACGAAATATCATTAATAACTGCAATATCCTGCGTGGATACAGAACGAATCAGGGGCGTGATGATAAGTTCATCGAGTTTTATATCCGCCTGCAAAGCCGTATAAAAGCGGTTCATTCCGAGGGTTTCGTAATCAAATCTCATACGGGCGATAAGCTGACGGTCATAAAGGGGCTTATTGCCTGCCTGAGCGACATTTACAAGCCTGTAAAAGCTGACAATACCGCTGTTAAAGGTCAGAAATTTTTCCTTTGTGGATTTATCCAGTTTATTCAAGTATTATCACTGCTTTCTGCATCAGCTTTGTACCTCGCTCTGAGAGCGATTAAATCGCCCCTGAAATTGATTTTGAAATCCTCCAGAGAGTTACAATAGATATATCTGCAAAGGTCAAATAAAAGCTGTTTTGCGGATAAATCCGTTTCAAAGTCAATTTCTGTACCTGCATATTGATTTATCATATTTTCCGCACGGGACAGAATACCGCTGATTTTGGTATCTGTTGCGGTATCTGTCCAAGTTACGTCAATGTAATTTTTCAGTTCGTCAAGCATACTTTATCAGCCTGATGTTGTTGTCACCGAACCGCTGACATTTGAATTATACGAGATAGCAAGCGGAGCGAGATTTGAAATGTCAAGATAAAGGAAAGAATTGATATCCTTCGGTCTGCCGTTGCCGTAAAGTCTGATTATGTAAGTCCTCAAATCTTCGATAAACTTGTATTCGTCCGAATATTCAAGTTTTCCGCCTCTGGACGTTCCAAGACCCATGAAATAATTTTTAGCGATACCGAGAACTGCATGACCTGACGGAACTGCAACGGACTGCACAATATCAGTCGGAAAAGGAAGTACATTTGAAACGTACTGACCGCCTGTTGTGAGAAGTGTTGTTGCAGGAACGATTTTTGTGAAGTAGTCCGCAGGATTGCAAACCAGAATAACACGGCTAACGGTACGGGGATTGTCATTTTTATCTTTTGCGAGATTTGCGAGAAGTGCGCCATAGCTTGCAGGAGTGAAAGAAGTGACAGCAGTTGCAGTTTTACGGGCATAGCCTGTTGTCGGGTTGAAACTTCCTGTAAAGTTTCTTGTCATTCCGACAGGTTTTTTCACACCGTCACCGTCAACAAGACCATTTTCAAGACCAATGCTGAGGGCTTCCGAGAGAGTTGTGCGGCAGTATGCATCAACCCACTGCGGACCGAGTTCGAGCATATCCTTTGTGACATACATATAGCTTGTAAGCTTGCAGAAAGTCAGGTCAATAACTTCAACTGCGCCTGTGAGCTTGTTTGTAATTTCGGTGTTGAGTTCGTCCCATGTAGCTGACTGCGATGCCTGATTATTCAGTACCCACTTGATAGCAGCACTTGTATTTGTGAAATCAATGAAATCAAGCAAGGGGTGGTCTTTACGCATATCGTCCATAGTTGCATCAATGACAGTTTCAGGAAGTGCAGAGGTTATATTCGTGATAACTCCCTCATTACGGGCATTAGCGATAAGTTCATTATAGAACTTTGTCTCTTTGCTTGTAAGCTGTCGTCTGCCACGACCTGCGAGGATAGCACGGTCAACATTTTCGATATTACCTTTGACCTGCTCCATAATAGAATCGCTTATGAAGTTCTGATAGTCGCTTGTAGCCTTTTCGATACTCTTTTCATCACCGTTCTGGAAAGCTTCTGCCATAGCGTTTATAAGCAGAAGTTTCTTTGTTTTGAGTTCGTCAAGATTTTTTATCATTAATAAAACTCCTTTCAGATGTTAAACATCTTTTTAAACGTTTCGGATTTATCCTGTTTTTCGGGCTTTTCAGCCATAGCGTATATTTTCTCAATGCTGTTTCTGTAAGCCTGCATTTCAACGTGATTTTCAACGGAATTTTCAACTTTTGAACTGATTTCATCGCAAAAGCCATATTTCACGCAGTCCTCAGCAGAAAGATAAGTTTCATTGTCGAGCATTTCCGTCAGTTCTTCATTGGTGATTTTGCCGTTCGATTTGACGAGATAAGCGGCTTTATTAGCCTTGTTGATAACGTCCAAATCATCAGCGATTTTGCGTAACTGCTGCGAGTTTCCTGCGGCAACAGCCCACGCATTATGAATCATCATCACGGCATTTTCGGACATTATGACTTTATCGCCTGCCATAGCAATTACCGAGGCAATCGAACAGGCGAACCCGTCAATATAGACTGTAACTTTCGCACTATGACGCTTTAACTGCGAATAAATTGCAGAGCCTTCAAAAACGCTGCCGCCCGTGGAATTGATATACAGATTTATGAATTTTGCATTTTTATGCTTTTCGAGTTCTTCACGGAAATGCTGTGCAGAGGTCTGTGATTTTTTGACATTACCAAAAAAATCTTCACCGTCACCCTCAACAGTTGAATAAATATATAAATCAAGAGTTTCGGCATTATCGGAATCCGCACGGACTTTAAAAATGTTAATGCTTTTCAGAGTTATCTATCCTTTCATAATTTTTTGTGATATAGTGTTCCTGCGACCATTTTTCATTGATAACGGGCATACCTGCCTTGTCACGGACTTCATCAATATTCGCAAATCCGCAGGAAATCAGCTTGTCCACGTTTGCCGAAATATCAAAAATATCAATGTGTTTTATGCAGGAAGTATCTGCAACAATCCGAAAGCCTTTGCAAATTTGGTCTGCTGTGAACTGTTTGCTTGTCAGTTCCTCGGAAATCATATCCGCCAGAGGGTCAATGCAGTTCGTGAGCATGATGTCATATGCATCTTTCAGCCCTGCAACATCACCCTTGATAAGTGCAGGCGGAATTTTGAAAGCCTGTGCGGAACGTGCAAGAGCCTCGTCCATTAATACCTTTATATCGCTTATTTCGTTGCTGTATTTTTTTGCCGCATCAGATGTTGACGGAGTATATTTATATCCGTCAAACAGCGGAAGGACGGCATTTGCACTGTCAAAATACGACTTGAAATAGTCATTCATAAGGTTTTTGAATTTCGTTTTAAAATCTGCATCACCCTGAGCGAGTGCAGAAATTTCAAGGATACCCTTTTCACCGCCTGACTTTTTATATTTTCCATTTGCAGATTCAATGAGAGCCGAATACATATTGAAAATGTTGTCGATAATCGCAGCCGTTTCAAAATTCGAGTATTTCAAGTAGTAGACCTGTGAGATTCTGAAAACATCACGGAAAACATAATCGCCCCTTGAAACGTTTGTGAAAACGGTTTCGGTCACGGCTTTTTCATCTTTCTGGAAGTCATCAGCGATAATTTTCTGACCGTTTATCGGGATAATCAGGACTTCTTTCTGATACAGGAGTTTACAAAAAACTTCCTGCCAGAACTGCGTTGAATTTTGGTTTAAATTCGGGCGGAAGTTGAGGTTATGCCATTCAAGCCCTCTGATTTCTTTGTTATCCTTAAAAGTTTTGAACTCACATTTTGCGAGAAGTCCTGCGATTAATTCAATCGTTGTGATGAGTGCAAAGGCTTCGAGGGCGATTGAAGTTTCAGTATTTCGGTAAGTTTCGATATTTATCGTACCTGATTTTTTTGCAAAAATATTTCTGAACCAGTCAACAATTTTAATAAATGAACACCCCCAAGTCTGAAATATTATTTACCGGTGCGCTGTACGCATCAAGAATATCGGATACACATTCAGCGGCTACAAAAGCCTTAAAAGTATCGGTTTTACGGGATTTCGGTTCAATCTTATCATAAGTCATGTTGCCGTGTGATGAAGTTGAAATTTTTGAGTTGTTGCAGCACCAGCGCATCATCGGAGAATCGCCCCAGATGAATTTATGATTTGCGAAACCGCTTGTAATTGTTGGTATGCGTAACATCTCATCACTCGGACGAATTAATTTTACATTGTCATAGCCCTTATCTGCGGAAAAATTTATGCTCAATAGGGCTTTTCGCAAGAGTTGGTATCTGTAAGAGTCTATGCCGATTTTGAGAATCTGCGAATTTCGTTTTCGGGCTTCATTTTCAAGCCATATGCAGGGCAGTTCGGGAGGAATTTCGGCAGCGTCAACAAAAGTGCATATACCGAGAGATTCCCATAACCTCAAATCGGGCTTAATGCGTTTCAAATCGGGACATTTCGCACAAATCCAAGTATGGGAAATCCAGTAATCCAGACCGTTCACCCTCCACAATAAGCCTGCTCCGAGGAAATCGGTAGTTTTCATATAGTCGATACCGCCCACGCAGTAGACCCCGTTTATAGCATTTTCATCAATCGGGACATTCGTTGCCTTAATTTCCTCCCATTTAGCGACAGCACCTTCGGGCTGTTTCGGAGGGCTGTTCATTCGTTTAATCATAAAAGCCTGATTTGCAACGGGATTCTGCAAGTAATCGGCATATTCAATGTCCATTTCCTGCTGTAAATCGGGAAGATACGGAAGTGACGGATTCGGTTTTGTCCAGTTCTTTTTATTATGGACTTCATCTTCATCATCAAGGCGGCAGACAAACGGCAGCGTTCCGTTATCGGGGACTTCTCCTGAAAGGATATTCAGGGATTTTTCGAGCATATCGTCAAGAGGTCCGCCCCGAACATCTCCGTCAGTCGTGACGATTGTTCGGCGAGGAAATCTGACTTTACCTGTACCTGTTGTGGCAACCGTGATTAATTTATAATTTTCGTAAGCGTGATATTCATCAAAATCGACTTTTCCCTGTCTGCCTCCGTCTTTGGTTTTCGGATTGGAAGTACAGAAGTGAAACTCCGAATTTGTATCGAGGTTTTTTATTTCTTCCTTTGTCCAATGGAAATGGCTTTTCATTTTTGTTTTATTGGCTTCAAGAATATCATAAACGTCCTGCCAAGAAGTTTTAGCCTGTTTTTCGGCAGTTGCAAAGATATCAATATCGTAGTTCTTTACACCGTTTGTCGGTGTCAGAAGGCAGAAGTCCTCAAACGCAAGATAGCCGTTTTTGCCTGCTCCACGACCGACATATATGAACAGAATCGGAAATCTTAAAGTCCCGTTCTCACGGTATACGGAGTTATGGAGTGCAAAACAGAATTTTTCCCATTCAAACAATTCAAACGGAAAATATTTCTGATACGAAAGATATTTTTCAAGCTGATTCTGATTGACAACAAGTTTTTCAGTGCGGAAAATCTTCTCGATAAAGTCGCAGAGCTGAAACTGCTCCTTGCAGCAGGCATATTTCCCCGAACGCACAAGATTTATATAATCCGTGATTTCACGGCAGTTAATTTTTACAATTCATCATCGTCCTCCAGAATAACATTACTTATAGACAAATCAAGCTGTTTCAGGATAGCTAACATTGACTTGTTTGTGTCACGCAGTTCCTTTATTGCAGGGTTAATTTTCCTGACTTCACAGCCTGCGGAATTTTTTTCTTTCAGGATTTCGCCCTGTTCGGCAATATCGGCTTTAAGATTTTCTGAAATTTCAAAAAGTGAGATATAGTCGTCAATCAGATACACAAAAAGGTCAATATCTGCGCCATGCCTTTCAAGCTGACTGACAAAGGATTCTCTCAGAGCCTCAGCCTTTTCGATAACTTTTTTAACGTCCATGTTCTCACCTCTATTTAAAATCGTCAAATTTTGTCTTTTGAGCCTTATTGTTTTTTATTAAAAACCTCATGTGCGAGAAAATCTCTTCTGACGAAAGTATTCGCTCGGTGTACAGCCTGCCGGAAAAAACCGTTTTTTTGAACCGGGGTATCACCACCGTTCGGGAGTTGTAAAGCCCTGACTTTCGGCATATATCCCCCTTTTATGCTCCCGTTCATGGCAATCGTGACATAAGGGCATAAGCTGTATACTGCCGTTGAAAGTCCGTGAATATGCAAGTTCGGGAAAGTCTTTCAATGGCTTGACATGATGCACCAGAACCGCCTTTGTATACCGCTTGTTCTGCCTGCACCTGTAACATTCGCCGTGATACTCTTTGATGACCGAATGTGAGAGCCTGCGCCATTCTCTCGAATTGTAGAAGTCTTTTATGTCGCCCGTCCTGATGAGCTGCTTCAACTGTATCGCTGTATATATCATAAAAAAATAAAGGACAAGTTTTTTACTTGTCCTTATTGTATCACGCTTTTGAATAAAAAACAATTGCCAAAAGGAAACAACTTTATATTGTTTCCACAATCAATATATCTTCTATCTTACAGTCAAGCCGTCTGGAAATCACATAAACCTGATGCAGAGTGACTACGGGTCTGTTATTATGTTTTGACTGTTTGCTGAAGAAGTAAGTCGGTTTCAGACCGCTTTCACGCATAAGCTGACTGATACTCTTTATGTCTTTTGCAGTCATTCGCCTTTCGACCTCTGCCATATTGAGAAGATACTTCAATCATCATCACTCCTTTTGCGGCTCTCTTATTATGTTCCCGTCAGAATCCATAATCCCGAATTTCTTATCAATCTCAATGGGTGTGAAGTTCTGACGTACTGCAAGCATATCCGAAAGCCTTTCAATTTCCATGCAAGCCAGTCGGAACGCAAGCACATAGAACTGCTTTTCTCTTTTAAGTCTTTTCATTTTCTGTCTCTGATTCATTTTTCCTGTTTCCTTTCATACAAATATCTTTGGTGGTGTTTCAAAGTCCTGACCGCATTTCCGCCAGAGATGCAGACAAGTTTCACACTTATTGACGTATTCGCTTTTCTTCGGGTGATACTGGATAACGGTTTCATCCACCACCGTTC